TCAGGGATATTCTAACTATTCTGCACCTGGAGCACATAGATTAAAGTTAGAGGCAAAACTTGTCAAGAAGAGTTTGGATGATGAGTCAGTTACTGACTTTATTGAACTTCTTAAATTAGAAGAAGGTGGACTCAAAGAGATTGTAACTACTTCTAGAGCACAGATTGCTCGTACATTAGAAGATACTTTAGCACGAAGAACTTATGATGAATCAGGTGACTATGAAGTAAAAAATTATAAGTTTACAAAAGACGAGTGTCTTGATAACGGTACTAATAATGGTATCTTTAATATTGATGAAAAAACAGATCAAGAAAATACTCCATCCAGTGATCTTTTTGAGGTTAATGTAAGTCCAGGAAAATCATATGTTCTTGGATATGAGATTGAGAATATTGCAACAACATATGTTGATGTTGAAAAACCAAGGACTACTGATAAAGAAACTAATAAACTCATTACTACAGATGCTAGAGGATTTGAGTTCAGAACTGCAAAAAGTAATGAACCACTTTATGCAAATCTCCAATCTGCATATCAATCAAATCAAATCGCTGTATTGAGAGATGCTTCTAGTGTAATTGGTTATGGATTGTTTGTTGGTTTTGAAACTGAAAGTACTTATGACGTAGTAAGAGTTGCTGCAATTAAATTTATTAATAGTACAAAAACTATTTCTGATGTTGTTAGTATTCGTATTAATGGTACTATTAACTTCCAAGCAAATACAGTTTCTGGTGGACATACATTTACAATCAATGGTAGTGGAGGAAAAACTCGCCCATATCTATTCCCAGTATATGCTAATAATATAATTAAGGCATTGGAAGGTCCTTCTGCATTCAATATACAGACAGTTGCTACTGGTACAATTAATGCTAGTGGAAATGGCGGATCTGTTAATGTTCCCTTCTCATCTTCAAATGTTGGTGATTATACTTTAAGAATTGATGGTGACGCTGTGGGAACTGCAAGACCATTGACTGGGGCAACTCCAAATCTTAGTGGTGGTAGTTTTAGTTTTGATATTGGACTTGATGCAAATACGGCAAACGACAACTTTGTACTGTATGGTCCAAAGAATGTATCTAACCCTGTATTGAAACTCTCTTCTCTTAAAAAGATGAGAGTTATTAAACTTAGAGATATTGCCAATAAGTATGATATTAATGATACTACTTTAAGTTTGGGTCTTACTAGAGTATCAAAAGTTCATGCTATTTTCAATTATTCTGCTAATACCAATAATCCAAGCAAAGTTTATCCTCATGTAACTTACAGTGCTGGAACTCCAGCATTTAAAGCAGGTGAAGTTGTTGTAGGTAGGTCTAGCGGTGCAAAAGGAAGAGTTATTAAACAAGATTCTGGTACATCAAAGGTATATTTTGTTTATGAGACCTCTTCTAACTTTATCCCTAATGAAGAACTCTATGGTTATGAGAGTGCATCAACTGCAACAATTGGTACTGTAAACTTTAACGGACTTCCAAACCTTAAGAGTAGATATTCACTTGAAGATGGTCAAGGACCACATAGTTTTGAATTCTCCTCTATTACTAAGACAAATGCTGGTAGTGCTATTCCAGCTAATACCACACTTTGGGTAGTTGTTGATCATTTTGAGGATGATAACGCATCAGGATTGTTCTACACAGCTAACTCATATTATGATGCTAAGATTGAGGAAATTCCTTCATTCCAGTGGGGTGAGGAAGAGTATTACTTAAATGATGTAGTTGATTATAGAATTAATCAAAGTGATGTATTTTCAAATGGTAATGGTGAATTTGGGACACCTCATGAAATTGATGCATCTCAAATTATCAATAATACAAAACTTTCTAATTATGGTAATTTTAACTACGTTTATGGGGATGAAAAACTTCCTGCGGGATTTATTGAAGCAAACGAAGTAGAATATTATCTTTCTAGGATTGATCATCTCTATGTCAATAAAATTGGAGAATTTGTTACTAAAAAAGGAACTCCAGCATTAAATGCTAAGGAACCTGGTGATAGCATCAAAAATGCTATGAAATTGATTAAGATTGATATTAAATTTACTAGATTTGCTAATAAGCGTTATACAATGAAAGATATTGGTAAACTTGAGCAACGTTTGAGTAATGTTGAATATTATACACAGTTGAGTTTACTTGAAAGTGAAACTGCTAATTTGTTTATTTCTGATGGTTCTGGTTTGAACAGATTGAAGAATGGTTTCCTTGTAGATAACTTCACTTCCCACGCTGTTGGTAATTCTGCACATCCTAACTATCGTTGTGCAATGGATATGGCGTTGGGAGAATTAAGACCTCAACACTTTACTACTAATGTTTCATTAAAGTATGAGGAAGTTCCTACAAATTATATTAAGGGTGATACACTTATGCTCGACTATACCCACAAGGTTATGGTCGATCAACCTTTTGCTTCTGGTGTAGAAAATGTCAACCCATTTGCTGTTGTATCTTGGGTTGGATTTATGGTCATCACTCCAGCGATTGACGACTGGGTTGATGAAGTTCGTCTTCCTGAAACTCTTACTGAAGTTGAGGGTGATTATGCAGCAACTGTATTTGCTATGCAAGTAGATCCTAATACTGGATTTGCACCAACAGAATGGAATGCTTGGGAAACTCAATGGACTAGTAGAAGTAGAAGTAGTTCTTCTTCTGGTTTTACTGACCGTAGTAGAGGTGTTCCTATTAGACAAGCAACCACTACAACCACAAGAACCACCACAAGAACAGGTCAAACCAGGACTGGTATTAGACCAGAAGTTACTCCTAGAGTTGATAGAGAAGTTCTTGGTGATAGAGTTGTTGATATCAAGTATGCTCATTGGAAGAGATCTAGAAACATTCAAATTAATGCTCAAAGATTGAAACCAAATATTCAGGTATATTCTTTCTTAGAAGGAAGAGATGTTAATGCATATTCAACTCCAAAGATCCTGCAAGTAAATGTTACTAGTGCAGTTGGATTTCAGGTAGATGAGGATGTTGTAGTAACTGGTAATGTTAATAGAAAATTCAGAGCAAAGGTTGCTTCTCCTAGAAGTTATTATGATGATGATCTCTTAATTGATCCATACACTGGTAATACAATGCCTGCAAACTATACTGGAAATACTTCAGTATTGAACTTAAACCTTGAAAGTATGAATGAACTTGGAGATTCTGAGTATGGTGGTTATGCTTTAGTTGGAGATACTTTAGTTGGTCTTACTAGTGGTGCAACTGCTACAGTTACTGCTAAGAAACAGGTGGACTTCACATGTCCCTGTTTATTCCAAATCCAGACGAAGAAGGAAATCCAAGATGGAAGGTTGGTGAATCTGTTCTTAGATTGACTGATTCTGCAACTAATTCTCTGATCCCAGGTGAAGTAGATAGTTCTGTCAATGGTACGTATAGTGCTAGTGGAACTACTTTCAGTAAGCAGCAAGATGTCTTGCTTGTTAGAAATGCTGAGATTGTTAATCATAATGTAGAAGAAAGTAGAGTTTTAACTAGCAGTTCTTCAAGTTCATCCACTACTTTTGGTGGTTGGTATGACCCTCTGGCACAATCCTTCTTAGTAGAAGATGCAGGTGGTGCATTTGTATCTAAGGTTGATATTTACTTTAGAACCAAAGATAAAACTCTGCCAGTAACGATGCAGATTAGAGAGATGGTCAATGGTTATCCAGGACCAACTGTTCTTGCAACCATGAACAAAACTCCATCTCAAGTTAATCTTTCAGAAGATGCTACTGCTGTAACATCATTTGAATTTGACACCCCCGTATATCTTGCAGAACAAAGAGAATATTGCTTTGCAATTCTGACATCATCTGTAGAATATAAGGTTTGGTTGTCAGAGATGGGTCAAGATGATATTAATGGTAATAGAATTTCTGAGCAACCATATGCTGGTGTTCTGTTTAAATCACAGAACGCATCTACGTGGACTGCAAATCAATTACAAGATTTGAAGTTTACTCTTTATAGAGCAGAATTTGACATCTCACAAAAACCTGTCATTAAGTATAAGCATGATAATGAAGGTTTGAAACAGTTTGATAGATTAAGAAATGATCCTATTGAACTTACGGTAAATGGTAACTATATGAAGGTTAATCACTTTAACCACGGTATGCACGATCCTTCATCCTATGTTGAAATTAAAGGTGTAAGCACAGAAGAGTATGCTGATTTAGCGGAAGATTGGAATGGAACTCCAGGTGGTGCTGTAACCCTTAAAGAAGGAAGTCGTGACTTTTTTGCATATTCAACTAACATTAATGGTGCTAGTCCAACAAACACTAATCCAGGATACTTTAAGATTGGTGATGCTATCTATTCATACAATCCAGCTAATGGAGTTGGTGCGGTACAAAATGGAGTTTACACTATTACTACCATCAGTAGAGTTAGTGGATCAATTCCACAAACTGGATTCAAGGTAGCAGATAAGTGGATTGCTGAAAACTACGTAAAAGATGGTGTACCATTGACTTATATCAATAAGGTTCATAGTGATCTTAAATGGATTACAATGGACTCATATCAAATTGCAATCCCAGTAACTAGAACGTCAGGAGGATCAACTAACTTTACTTTTGGTGGATCTAATGTTCGTGCAAGTAAAAACGTTATGTACACTAGCGTTAAACCACTTGTAAATGCTATTGAGTTGCCTGGAACGTCTGTAGTTGCTACTTACAGATCAACTAATGGAACAT